CCGGCTGGCGCGCCAGTCGATGTCCTCCAGGCAGGCACTGGAGACCTTCAGGCGGGCCGCCTTCAACAGGCGCTCCAGGCGTTTGCCGTCGCGCCAGTCCACCTCGCGCTGCACCAGCAGCGCCATACGAGGGTCGGCCCGTTGCCGCCGGCGTTGCGCCATCGAAACCCAATCCGACCAAGTCCAATTCATTGATGAAGACGTCCACGATCCGAACGGTGTTGTCTTCCGCAATGAAGTCATCCAGGCACTCCGGCAGCAGCGTGACCTGCTGTCTGTCCTGACCTTCGATGTATCTCGACATATTGACCCCCGTGTTCAATATGTCTGTGAACTCTACCGAGTTCGGCATTGGCCAGTGAGAGGGTTTTCACACAGCCTCAGCCTAGAACGGACTTCGTGACCCATAGGGCCGCTGTGCAGCGGTTGGAGCCGGTGGGTGCGGCTTGGAGTGCTCACGCTGGCTGATACGAAGCGGCTGTCCACCTAGCTACGCCTTCTGGGAACGGTTCTCTTCTTGCCCAAGGCCTTCGGTCGCTGATAGCTCGGCAGTTAAGTCTTTCGCAGAGCGCTGCAAGTTCTCTATGTCGACAGCGGTCATGTTCGCAAAGTCAAGTGCTCGCAGCTCGGAAACGAATGAGTTGATCGCAGCCTTCGCTCTTACCGCATCGACCGCTAACCGCACTCCGCCCAACTGCCCAATGGCTCGGTGATCACGGTAGTGAGCAACGCCGAATCGGATCCCAAGCATGGCTTCAAAAGCGTTGGCGAGTTCCTTAAAACTGTCCGTCATGCGCAAAACCCTGGTTCCTCGATCGATGACCGCCTGCTGATTGGCATGAATCGCAGTGCCGTGGCCCCTGCCTCGTTTGGCAGTGAAGGCGCGGCGCAAGATGGCGGTTTCCTCGTGCCCCCGCAATTCGCACAGGAAATTTTCCAGCTCTCGCTGGGCGAGGATTCCCTGCTGCCGATGACCGACAACGTCGAGATCACGGGCAACACCATGGCCTTCCCCAAGGACGAGACCACGCCCTGGGGTACCAACGGCATCCGAGCCTACTGGCAAGGCGAAGCCGCATCGGCCGTGGGTACCAAGCCTGTCCTGGGTCTGTCGACTCTGCGCCTCAAAAAGCTCATGGCCCTGGTGCCGGTGACCGATGAGCTGCTGGATGACACCAATGCGCTCTCCACCTACCTGCCCGACAAGATCGCCACATCCATTCGCTGGAAGACCAACGAGTCGATTCTGTTCGGCTCGGGCACGGGCCTGCCGGTGGGTTGCATGACCAACGCCACCACGGTGACAGTGGCCAAGGAATCGGGACAGACCACGCAGACCCTCTTGGCGCAGAACTTGGCCAAGATGATCTCGCGTCTGCCGCCGGGCTCGTTTGGCAAGGCCGTGTGGATTGTCAACAACGACGTGCTCCCCGCGCTTTTCACGCTGACGCTGGGCAACTACCCGATCTACCTGCCTACGGGCATGAACCCGGGTGGCATCCAGGTCTCGCCCTATGGCACGTTGCTGGGCCGTCCGGTCTTTGTCTCGCAACACGCCAACACCTTCTCTTCTGCAGGTGACGTGCTGCTGGCCGATCTGTCGTACTACCAGACCATCACCAAGGCCGGTGGCATGCAAACGGCCACCTCCATGCACCTGTACTTCGATGCGGACCTCACGGCTTTCCGCACCACGTTCCGCATGGACGGCCAATCCAAGATCGCTGCGCCGATCTCCCCCGCCAAGGGCAGCACGACCATGTCGCCCTTTGTCCAACTGGGCGCACGCTGATCGTCGCCAATCACTGAAGGAGAACTCTGATGTTTCCCAATGCAAAAGGCAGCGAACTGTTCTCGGTTCTGGCCACCATCGACCCCGCCAGCCAGGCTGTGGGCACTGTCACCACCGGATGGATTTCGGCGGGCAACCACCACAGTCTGCTGGCGCTTGTGCAAAGCGGCGTCCTGGGCACGGGCGCCACACTGGACGCCAAGCTGCAGCAGGCCACCGACGCTTCTGGCACGGGTGCCAAGGATGTGACGGGCAAAGCCATCACCCAGATCGTCAAGGCCACGGGTGACAACAAACAGGCCCTGATCAACCTGCGCCCGGACGATCTGGATGTCACCAACGGCTACGCCTACGTGCGCCTGTCGCTGACGGTGGCTGTTGCTGCCAGCCTCACGGCGGCGCAGTTGCTGGGCTTTAACCCCCGCTTTGCGCCGGGGGATGCCAGCAACCAGGCTGCGGTCGCGCAGGTGGTCTGAGCCTGAGGGTGGAGCAATCACATGCCCATGCAGTTGATCACTCCACCCGCAGGGGAGCCCATCTCGCTTGCCGAGGCCAAGCTCCACCTGCGGGTGGACTTCGATGACGACGACAGCCTGATACAGGTCCTGATCTCGGCGGCACGCCAGGCGGCCGAGACCTTGACCAACCGTCAGTTGATGGCGGCGCGCTGGCGGATGGTGCTCGACAGCTTTCCCGGACCCAGCCTGATGGGGGTGCCCGCAGGGCAGACCTTCACGCTGCCCGGGCATGCTGTTTTGCTGCCCAAGTCGCCCGTGGCGTCGGTGGTGGAAATCCGCTATCTCGACATGGCGGGCGCCTGGCAGGTCATGCCAGCGGCGAACTACACCGTCGACAGCGCCTGCGAGCCTGCCCGCATCACGCCCGTGTTCGGACAGATCTGGCCGATTTCTCTGCCGCAGATCGGCACCGTGAGCGTTGTCTTCGATGCAGGGTACCAGCGCAGTTACTACATCCCTTTAACCGGCACCGGTCCCTGGGATGTGCGCCTGCGCCGCATCACTGCCGATTCGACCCAGACCAGCCTGCAGAACAAGACGTTTCTTGAGTCGTACACCGAGGTCATCGAGAGCAAGCTGCGCTACCCCAACAGCGCCCTGATGGCACTGCGGGTGGATGCCTCTCAGTTCACCTCCATTCCTCGGCGCAGCTATGACCTCAAACTCCTGCGCGTCCGGATCCCCTCGAACTACTTTCCCGAGACCCGCTCGTATGCCGGGGTTTGGGACGGAACCTTCAAGGTGGCCTGGACGGACAACCCAGCTTGGTGTTTCTATGACCTGGTGACCAGCACCCGCTACGGGCTGGGCAGCTTCATCCCCGAGTCGCAGGTGGACAAGTGGGCCCTGTACCGGGTGGCCCGTTACTGCGACGAACTGGTCCCCAACGGACTGGGCGGCTATGAGCCGCGCTTCACCTGCAACCTGTACCTGCAAAGCCGCGAGCAAGCCTACAAGGTGGTGCAGGATATGGCCTCAATCTTTCGGGGCATGGCCTACTGGTCTGGCGGAGCAATCACGGTCACTCAGGATGCGCCCCAGGATCCCGTTTACCAGTTCACGGCTGCCAATGTCATCGGTGGCGAGTTCGCCTATCAAGGATCGTCCGCCAAGGCTAGGCACACCGTGGCCCTGGTCAGCTGGGTGGATCCGGATGATTTCTACCGCCAGAAGGTGGAATACGTCGAGGACATGGCAGGGATTGCCCGCTACGGCGTGGTCCAGGCCGATGTGGTGGCCATGGGATGCACGTCACGTGGCCAGGCCAACCGGGTTGGCAAGTGGCTGCTGTATTCCGAGCAATCCGAATCGGAAATCATCACTTTCCGCACAGGGCTGGAAGGCGCTGTTGTTCGTCCCGGCGATGTCATCAAGGTTGCAGACAGCAGCCGGGGTGGCCTACGCTTGGGTGGACGCATCGCTGCGGCAACCACGGTGAGCGTCACGCTGGATCAGGACCTTCCCGCCGGTTCGTGGCGCATCTCTGTGCTGCTGCCCACGGGTGCGGTGGAGGAACGCCAAGTCGGATCCCTCTCTGGACGCACGGTTGGTGTGACCAGCGCATTTTCCACAGCGCCTCAGGCGGGTGCCATCTGGGTTCTGGCCTCCACACAAGTAGAGACGCAACTGTTCAGGGTGGTGCAGATCGCGGAGAGCGAGCCAGGCATCCATGAGGTCACGGCACTGGCCCATAACCCGAGCAAGTACGACGCAATCGAGCGTGGGCTGGCACTGCAGCCGCGCGACATCACGGTGCTTTCAACTACGCCGGTGGCCCCTACGGGTCTCACGGTCACTGAGAGTCTTTACCGGGTCAAGGATCAGGCGCTGGTGCTCATTCAGGTGGGCTGGGAGCAAGTCTTCGGGGCCCTGGAGTACCAGGTGAGCTACCGGGTCAATGGTGGCAACACCGTCACCTTGCCTCGTGTTTCGAGCACCTATCTGGAGATCCGCAACGCCGAAGCCGGGGACTATGTGTTCACGGTACGGGCCGTTGGGCTGTCCGGCAAGCTCGGTAGCTCGGCCACGCTGAGCCAGGCGATCCTGGGCAAGCTGCAACCGCCCGACGATGTGCAGGACTTTGTGGTGCTGCGTCGCACGACCGATTTGCTGCTCAGTTGGAGCGCCAACACCGATGCCGACCTGGCCGGGTACGAGGTTCGCGTTGGCACGGGCTGGGATGCGGGTACTCTGGTTGGGCAGACCGCTGGCACCCAGCTCGTGCATGACCAGAGCGAATCGGGACAGTACAACTACTTCATCCGGGCGTTCGACACCTCGGGCAAGTACGAGC